GCCCAAAGCCATCTCATACTCCGCATACTTCTCGCCAGGAATAGCAATAAGCTCATCAACCGCTCCTTTAAATCTTATATAGTTTAGGGCTAACTCTTTGCCGTCTTTAACATAGTCTTCTAAAGCTTTATGAACTTCTGTTCCGTAAATCATTTTCTCTGAGGGAACAACCTCAAAGTTTTGTGCTACTTTAATTTCATAATATTGTTTGGGGCAATTTTGATATTGCTTGAGAGATGAATATGACCATGTAAAATTAGCCATTAGTCTTCTTTCTTTTGAACTTCGCCTGTGGATTTATTAAGTTCATACTCTGCTAATACTATAGGGTTTTCTAACATTTTCTCTACCATCTCTTTGTGCGGTATAGGTTCTTTCTTTCTAAAAATTAAATCAAAATTCTTTTCAAACATTTCGTTATTAGGTTTAGATTGTAACCAATCACCTGTTACATCATTTTGTGCAGTTTTTTTCATAGTTATTCCTTATGTCTTTTACTAAGTCTTCGAAGGTTAATTCGTTCTTATCTTTAGCAAATTCTATGCTCATAAGATAACGTGTCGTTTCAAAATTATACACGGTATGTGATACTTGCGTGTTAAATAAATAATATGTAGCGGGTTTATATTGTAACTCTTCTATTTTAAATACTGGATCTTCTCTGTTGTGAGTAAACGCACATATACTTCTGGCGTGTGGTGTAAGTAACATGTTAATGCCGACGCCACGCCTTGTGTCTGTATGCCAATCATAGCAAATATATGGGTCAAGTTTTAAAACTCCTACAAGAAATTCGTACCTTGCATGCAGCCATCTAAAGAAATCATCTTTAGCTACAATCTCTGACGGTATAGGTTTAGCATTAAAGTTATAGTAAGGAAACCATGGAGACGAACTAAACGCATAGTCTAATACTTCTTGAGCGATGGTTGATTTAGTACCTATTTCATAATAAGGGTTCATAGGTTTTCAATATCCATTTCGCAAATTTAATAAGTTGCTCTGGGGATGCATTAGCTTTCATTGTATTAGCTTGATGACTAATCACCTGAACATTCTTTTTTACATATCCTTTGGTATTATCTATTCTATCTATTGATGGGGAGTTAGGCGTAGGCCCTGATTTTTTACCTTGCTTATACACTTTAAGAATTGGTATGTCTAGTATAGGGCACACGCTAGGTATATTAATATCTGTAGATTCCATATTAAACTTTAACCCTTTATCTTTTGCTCTTCGTTTAGCCATACTCCACAAAACTCTTTCGGGATGCGCTTCTCTATATTTAGCACTGTGATACGCATGGTCAGGATATTTAATATTTAGATACTCTTTAACTTTATCGGCGTTCTTTTTGCGCCATTCTTTGTAATATTCTTTTCTATCTTTAACAGTCGCCATAACTTGCCCCATAGTTTGCTTCACACGCTACAGGTAGCCCTGTTGCCCAGCTAGGAGGAGTTGACATAGTGGACGTAATGAAGGAGAGAGCTTCTTCCACTTCTGTCTCTGGAACAACATTGACTACCGCATCGTGAACAGTAAGCACCGGTCTATACTTCTTATTAATTTCTAACATCTGTTCGCCTATAATAATACGAGCTAACGCTTGAACTACATTCTCTACTACTGATCCGCCCCAAATAGATATAGTACCTCGGCGGGCTTTATAAACATATTTAGACCTAGACTCACTTGCATCTAGTGCAAGGCCAGGATATTGAATATACAATCCATTAGGTAACTGAATACCTTTAGGCGTAACTAATAATGCTTTTCTTTTATCTAAATAGTAAGGCTCTCTTTCTTTGGGCCAAACAGCAATATCTTTTAACGCTTTCTCACATTCTTTCCATAAGGCTATAACCTTGTCATTAACCTCACGATAGATATTCACAAACTCTTGCGCTTTCTTTTCATCTACAGTCACACCGGCTTGCATCTTTAATGTATGTTGTAACTTAATAGCACCAGTACCATAGCCTAGTCCTAGAATACAAGTTTTACCTACGGCGCGCTCAGTCTTGTCAGCTTTAGTAATAGGTCTCTTATATACTTTAGAAGCAAACTCTGAATACACGTCGCGCCCTTCAGCATACCATTCTACAATATCGTTTTGGCCAGCTAACCATACTAGGACTCTAGCCTCGATCTGAGATGAGTCGCAGTTAATAACTACATGACCTTCCGGTGCTATGACTGCGTTCTTTAATGTTTTCTTTTTAGCGTCACGTGACGGCAAGTTTTGGAAGTTAACTTTGTCAGAACCAGCCCAACGTCCTGTGTGTGCGCCATAATATTTAAGTGGGATAGGGAGTTTACCTTTGTTACGCGCTCCAACGCCGATGAATCTTTCAATACGGGATTCTTCTATAGTTGATTTAGTACCCAACCGAACGCGGCAAAGTTCTTGAATAAATAAGTCTTCGTGCTCACACAAATCTAAAAAGTCTTGATCGTTTTTAGCTAAGGCAAAGGTTTGTTTTTTAGTGGCAGGACTTTCTTTCATAGGCACTTCAACGCCTAGTTCTTGTAGGATATCAGCAAACTGTTTATTACTAGCTAACTTACTTCGAACACACTCTTCTGTCTCACATTCTAACCGTGCCATCAAGCCCTGTAATAACGCTGACTTCTCAGCTTGGACTTCGTCTAGCCTAGTTTGTAATAGGGCATCATCCACTTCAAGTAGTGGGTCTGTGTACATACGTAGTGTTAAATCAATAAGCTCTAGTTCACTATCTGGAAATTCGTAGGCCAAGATTTCAAATAATTTATACGTAAGTTCTACGTCGTTCTTACAATACTCACCATATTGTTTTAAATCTTTAGCACTAAAGTCTTCTAGTCGTTTACCTTTAGCATCGACAACTTCTGTGCCTTTCTTGCCTAAATCGTATTTCTCCACAAGAAAAGAGAGGCTTCCACCCACATCCACACCGTGCTTAGCCCGTGCCATAGAAAGCGTATCCAAGTAACGACTAGGAATGACACCATAGCGGAATGAAAGAATAGCCCCATCGAACTGCGTGTTGTGGCAAAGAAGGACAGAGTCTGCCCAATCAATCTTATTGATCTCTTCTTTAACTTGGTCGCCAGTATACCAATATGATTCACCTTCATTGATCTTAATACTAACGCCGATAACTTGGAATCTTTCATGTCTAATATATTCTTCCGTGGTTAATCCTGAAAGAGAAAAACCTACATCGTAGTAGGTCTCAAAATCTAGTGTGACTAGTTGCATATTTTCCTTTTAAATTGGTGCTACCTTATGCAAACGACAGATAGCGGTGCCGTATTGACACGGTCATAATTACTAAGGAGACACTATGACCCTCACTTGCATTGTGAGAATTTGGTGGGCTACTCGCGATTATATAATAGCAAAAATACCATCACGAATTTTCATATAAATAAAGTGCTTTCGCCCGTTGACTTTAAATTACGGATAATACTATTAATACAAGTGCTACGACTACAAACATAATTCTTTCATTGCGTATCTCGTGTTTATCTGTAAGGTCTGGTTTGTATGTACCGCCCCATGCTTCGCGTGCTGAACGTGGTGTAGGTGTGCCTACTGTATCAGGTCTAAAAAAGTGATATCCTTTTCTAGCATTCTTACGGAAAATTTTAAATTGTTCTTTGTCAAATAACTCATAGTCTACTGTTACCATAACTTTTCTCCTATGTTGTTTAACTTTACTTCTTGTATCTTTGGTATTCATCTCTACACTCTATTGAGCACCAACGCTTCTGATCTTTAACTTTATCACCACACCATATACATTGTCCAGTACTATTTACAATCTTATGGGCTTCAGCTGACGCATTGTGGATAGCCACGTCTGTTGCATATTGCATTAAATCATTGGCTACGTCGGCATCATCTCCCATCATACTGAATATTTCATGCCCTTCCTTGCCGAATTTGTTTCTGAGGCCTTACTAAAATATCCATTCCACCTAGTATTTGCTCCTTTAGGTAATGCCTTAGGTAATTTAATTAAACCTTGTTTATCTAGTTCTCTTACTCTTGTAGCACTGCCTGTTGCATGTAATACAATATGATTACGCGTTGCATTTGGATACTTTTCCATGTATTGATTTACTTCTTCGATGAGTTGCTCATCTGTTTTTATTTTGCTATTCATTAAAACAAACACTCCCCTACTAGTTTAAATAAGTCTTCTTTGACCTCAATTGGTTTATCTAATTTTACTACGTTTTTACCTTGATCTTTGTGCCACTTAGCTTCCTTGACAGACCATCGATACTGGCGTATGACTTCGCCATCACTATCTACTACTGCGTAACTAAACGGAATCATCTGTCCACCTCGTTTTAAAATGCCACCACATTTTTCTTAGCTTGCTTATCTCTTGGTCAATTCGTTTACGTTTATCAGAAGTTCTTTTCTTAAACCATCTTCTTAGTAAAAGTTTTCCTCCTACTCTTTTAGCCCCATAACTAATCACTTAACTTCTCGTCTTGCAATCTCTTTAGCAATCTTAGCACGCTTCTTGCCCGGCTCTTGAACCTTGTCAAGCATCTCATATAATACTTTTAATGCTAGTGCTTTTAATCTATCTTTACCCGTCTTTGTTTTAAGAGGGTTTGCATGTCGTTTACTTTTGTGTATCTGTTGTGTTGCCATTAAAAACTCCTTTGTTCAAAACATTCAAGATGCGACTTAACAAACATGTTAGTTCTTACTTCCTCGTAGAGTTCACCTTGTATGCATTTAAGATTCATGCTGTATTTCTTTTGCACATGTATAGATTGCATGATTGCCCATGTAAGTAACGCGCCCATAATAAATCCTACTATGATATACCCTGTGCCTTCATATTTTTTATCCATCATGTTCTCCTATATTGTCTGTATATTCTACACATTTTCTTGCCTTGTGCAACATTGATTAAATTACACCTTATGATAGGTTTGTTTTGTGATATCAAATATTGTTCACCCACCACTTGTACCCCCGCCTGTGTAGCAACACTTGTGGCAAGAGAAACGCATCCCATATTAAAGGCCACTATAAGCGTCAGTAAGACGTTGCGTAGACTCACGATAACTTTTAACTCCTGTAATTTTTTCGGCTTTTTCTTCGCACTTATATAATGGCGTGATCGTTATGTAATGTTTCTTATTAGGGAGGTCTCGTATCCATGACAATTCTTTAGGGCGAAATTGTGTTATTGATGACCATACAAGCTCACCATTGGCATTGAATTCTTCCGTTGACCATGCGTATGGTTGTTTAGGTAATCCGCTTTTAAGGGTTTCTTGCATATCTACTTCCGCCTTGTTTATAAAATATTAGGTTTGACCATTTTACTACAGGTTGTAATCCTGTCCATGACTTTGGTTTTGTAATTGTTGTGTCATGAAAATGGGTCGCGCCATAACTATAATCTACTTCTAATCTATGTAATACTCTATACGCTATATCTTTATATTCTTGTCGGATCACCGAAGGTGGCTTGGTTAAACCATACCAACTAAATTGTGCCGGACGTTTCATCTCACTACATACGTTCTTATGATTAAACTCAGCTCTTCGCATTAACACATATCCTACTGCAATTTGAGCTTGTTTCGGTTCATGCGCCGACTCCATGTAAATGGTTGTGGCGAGGCATAACAATGCTTGTTCTAGCATATATACTCCTTATTCTTTAGGAACAGGTATCAGTTCTTCTTTGTTTGTAGTTCAATTAAATGATTGAGATACCACTGGGCTTTTCGTAAGTCCTCGATACCATTTTTGAATTTCCATCGCCAAACATATTTAATTACATTCGCAGTCGCAACTGCTTCGATACCTTGTAATTGTTTTGTAGCTTCGGCGATAGCCTCGATGCACTCGATATTACCTTGAGTGTAGTGTGATGGGTGGTTAACATTATCTCCCGCACCCGTATGTTTTACTGCTTTACTTCCTGTATAACTTGATAGAATTTTCTTCATTCTAGTCATTCTAACTCCTTTAGCATGGCTAATAGTTCCTCTATATTACCTTCATTTACCACGATTGCCAAGCCTTTCTGAGCAATGATCTGTTTCATGTTGTGTTTTTGCAACAACGTAGGTTCATTGTTTCCGGCCTTGCATTCGATACCGATGAAGCATCCTTTGTAGCATACGATGATGTCCGGCACACCACTTCGCCCAAACCCTGCGGTCATAGGCGAGAAATGGTATGCACCAAGATCATCTAATATTTTCTTGACTTGCTTCTTTACTTTGCCTTCGGGTGTCATATCGTAGGTATCACATTGATTTCAGATTGGCTTGATGTCCATAATGCACCGGCATCGTTGCCTTCATCGTCACGCATCGCAATTATCCAATGGCCATCGTTAAACTCAATCACGAGTCCCGATTTATCCCATCCTATATCTTCTCTTTCACGATCATCTAAATATCTAACGCGTCTTATAGTTTTACCTACAAGAAAATTACTTGCTAGGTTGCCCCAATGTTCTCTTAGTTCTGCATTGCTATGTTCAATCACGTCTATCTGTTCCATCTTGTTTCTCCTTTAGTTTAAATCGTTCTGATCCTTTGTTAACCATAAGTGCGTATGCACTTGCGTCTTCTAATGCACTATCTTCAAAAAAACTTTGCTCTGTGATTACATCTTCTAACGTTCTTCCCATGCTCTCTTACCTCCAATAATCATTAACTCTTTTACTTCGTATTCATCTATACCCAATCTATACCTTGCCCACCAATATGCTTTCTCAATGTGTTCAAAGTCTTTTCTTATCCGTATCTTGCGATACATAATAATGAAGGGTTTCAATCCTCGCACACTCCACCTACACAAGCACGGCTGATGATCTCTTCTTCTAGATCGTTGTATGCGTCAGCTTGCACGAGGTGATCTGCATGTTTTCTTTGTCGGTCAAAGAGACTATGCTCAACTTCTAGTACCGATGCCTTGACAACAAGACCCTTTTCTCGTGCGGTCTCGGACAATATGGTAGCCACATGGTCACTTGGTTCTACACCCCACGACTCGACTTGTTTCAGATATACATCGTCCATACTTACTTCTATTACTACGCTAAACTTGGTCATGCTTTTCTCCTAATGTATTGTTGATTGTTCTTCGTCACGCTTTTTCATTTCTTGCTCGTCAATCCAAGCGATTGCCTCTTTCTTACATTGTTCTATCTCTTCATCACTTAGTTTATCTGCTATCACTTGGGCTATCTCCATCACCTCTTGTAGCTTGTCGTTAGGCGCGGTGATACCTAGTATCAAGGCATGGGTCAATGCTTCTTTGTCATTCTTAATAAATGCCATGTCGTTCCCCTATCTAATAAAAGTAATAACGGCCATGAACAAGGCCACACCCCAAGCAATGATCTCGCGGGTTTTCATCATGCGTATTTGGTCACGCGGTAGAGTCACATACTCGGACATATAAACTTCTCTATTGTAGCTACTTGGTTTCGTCTTGATGTTTATGTTCTGTTTCATTCTTTTTCTCCTCAAAGTTTTTTAATGATTGCATATACTGATTTGTTGCAAAGTTAATACCTCTCACTACACCAAGTCTCATCGCATCGTAAAACATTCTTGCATCTTTCTCTGACCTTGTTGCTTTGTTTAACTCGACCCAATGGTAATACTCGGCTACTGCTACCTCAATAATGTCTTCTTCAAACTTGCGTTTCTTTTCTTCGTTCTTCTGATGTTGTGTCATCATGCCTCCCAATATT